CAGGCGTTGCCTGACCGCGCCTGGGGTAATAAGACAAATCATATATAAGGAGTCAAAAAAAGACTGTCAATCGTAGAAGACGTGTCCACCGATCTCGCCGCATGATTTCATGGTGCGTGACCACTTGGGCGTGACGCTAAGTGCATGATAGTGGGTCGCTGCTTCGAGCCCCTCGACCGTCAGGTCCACGGTCAGAACTTGTTTTGCAATGCCAAGGGCCGTGGTCCAGGCACCGTGTTCCCGTGGTCGTTCAGACTTCCCGTCGCACCAATACGAAAATGCGCACCGGTCACGCACAGGGTTGCCTTTCCAGTATCGTCCATCGTGCACAACGCCACAGGCCGTCTGGGGCCAGCGGGGGTCTTTCATTCTATTTTTAATGACGACGGCTACGGCTATCTGGCCCAGGAGGGGCTGGTCTCGGGCTTCGAAGTAGAGGGCTTCTGCCAAACAATGGACCTGTTCCGGTGGCACTTCTCCGGCGGCAGCGGTCGCGGAAAAAAGGAATAGTGTGGCGGCAAGAAGGCGCATTTTAGTCCATATATGAGTTTAACTTAAAAACCCCAGATTGGATCGGCAACGGCTAGGCCACGTTGGATCTCGTCTTCCCAGCGCGGAGGAGGGATCACGTTCAGATGCTTCCCCTTGCTCCCCCGGTGCGGGAAGGCCCAGCTTATCTCGCAGCCCCTGTGGATTGACCATCTTTTAAGGGCACCCCGCAAACCATTCGCTGTTGTATAGTGGGAGCCAAAGCGTTCCATAACGTGTGCCCAGGAGCAAAGCCCTGCTCTCATTTTAAGAATTTTAAGGGCCATGTCATCCGCCATCATTAGTCTTTTCCTCCTTCTTGACGCGCTTAGTCATCACTCGGCTCTTTCCTCGGAATTTCGCCCTGGCTGTCGCAGACTTCGCAATCGCGATAAAAGGTGTCCTCGCCGTCAGCATCCCTGACGTAGCCGTTGCCGTGGCAGGCGGGACACTGCCATTTTTCTATATCAGTCATTGGTTCGGTCTCCTGTAGGATGGGTTTAATCCTATACAGGCACTCCCCTTTGTCAACTACTCTTCCTCCTCCGCTTCGATGCAGCGGAAGCATGTCTGACCCACCATGTCGTGGATGCTTGTAAGACACCAACAGCAAAAGGCAACCGGACAAATACCAAACTCTCCTACAATCCCGCCTTCTGCTTCAAGATCAAAGTCGCTGTCGCAGATCGAACACAAAAAATGGCCCTGCGGCAAAGGGGTAACCACAGGGCCAGTAGAGGGAGGAGCCTTCATTCTACGGGGCGTTCTTGACTTCTGCAAGTAGCTCCGGATCAGGCTCAAAAATCAATTCACTTTGCTCGTGGCCGTTACCATTGGTGCCGTTCTCCCAGTCGTATGGAGTACCGCAATCGGCACATATAAAGGTCTGGTCGTCGTAAATAAAGAACTTGCTGAAATCGCACTCGCTACATGCAATGGGGCGGGCCGGAGCAGCAGGGGGGAAGTTAACTACACTCATCGGTTTCTCCACAAAAATCGCAACGCCAGGACCAAGGCTTTTCCAAGGTCAGCCAACACTCTTCTTGGCGGACCATTATCTCAGCTCGGTTACAAAAAGAAAAGCGCCAGACACTTTCCTCCAAAGTAGGCGTCTGGCGCTTTAATCGCAGCTCGGGGGAGCCGATTACCCTCACCGCTGTAGTCATCACGTTTTCTCCTTATGGAGAACCTCTTTTGTAAAGGATTAGTCCCATCAGTGCAATGGTGTTTTTGAGCTGCCGTCGATCCAGGTCCATTGTTCGTGATCGACGGTGCCAGCCTCATCGAAGAGAACGGCCATCCTTCCGAGCCTTTTGCCGCTATCGATATCAAATAGCTCAGCTGCTCCATTGTCCACCTCCTGGATTCTGACAGCGAATCGGAGAGACATGTGTGCAAAATCTTTTGCTTCCCCAAGGTCGGACACCAGAATAGAGGCCTCTTCGGCTTTGCCCTGGCCGACACAATATTTGATTCGGCAATGGAGGGGGTCTGGTTCAATCATTTTCTTCAAAGGGCGGTTCAATAATTACATGCTTTTCGTGATCCACTATAAACAATCTAACATTCAAAACCTTTTGTAAATCGGATCTCATGCGGAAGCTTGCGGGATCACCACGGTGCTTCTGTCTGGTTATATATTTTACGTCAAATATAAATACGTTTCCCTCTTTATCCAAGGCCATGAGATCAAAAGGGCCTTGGGCGGCGAAATTACACGCTACCCAGTAGCCGTGTTCAAGAAGCCACGCCGTCGCCACTGCTTCGGCCCACGCGCCTTTCTCGTGCCGACTTAGCAGTTCTGGCTGTGCCATCGAACTTCTCCGGTTCGTTGCCCCAAGTGGCCCACCCTGGTCGGCTGGTTCTGGCGAATAATTCGACGCGACGTACTTCTCCCATAAGGTTTACGATTCGCTCTGCGACTTCGTCTGGTTTTCTGGAGTGTTCGCGGCGCGGTGCAATAACGAGGCGTCTTACACTCGCGGACTTTCGTTGTGGTTTGCCTTTGGTGCCCAGCAAACATAATTCACAATTTGCGCGGGACCAATAACCCATTCCCGTAAAGAAATCTTCTAGAGTCCAAGACGTGCTGGGTGCGTTTTTGTTTAGTTTGGCCCACACGAAAGCAATTGTTTTGTAATTAAAGCCCCATTTGGCTAGTAAATCAAGGGCTTGAGGAAGCATGGGGTCCGTGGTCCATAGAAACAGAGCACAGTCATCTGCTGCCAGATCCGCGACAGGGAGATCGCGGATCTGTTGCAGGGTCATACAAGCATAATGGTTTTCGGCGGAACGGCCTTTGCCTTGCTCACTCCATGTTTTAAATGTCCATGGAGGGTCGGCATAGATAATTTGAAATTTATCCTGGGGCAGCGGATAGCACCCTAATTACTTCCGAGTGCCCTTATGCCTTCACGAAGCCGGGAAACCTCTTTGCGAAGGTCTTCAATAATATAATGAGACCTGTCTTTTTCTTGCATCATCTTGCTTGCGAGCACGCCCAACTCGTAAAGGGTTGCTTCCAATTCCGTCCCGGACTTGCCGCGTTTTGTGAGGAACACTTCACAAGCATTACCGAAAGCAGGATCGAATCCAACAGTGACAGCAAATTCAAAACCTTCTCCTGTCACCTCGTCGGTAAAACTAGGCCGTCTGTTCGGAGGGTCGCTCATTCTTATTAGCTTCTTCGAGAATATGTGTGAACTCACCGGAGATCGTCCGGTGGTTTTTAACAGCACGTGTCTTTAGCTTCTTGTAAGTCCCGATTGCAATTACAACCGATTTCCATTTATCTGCGTTCATTTGTCACCTCTGGTCTGGGACAATACGCGATTTTCTCTTACTTCTCAAGCTTCTTGAGGATGCCCCAGCTCGGTCCTAGCGAGATGTCGGTAGGCGACGGAACCTCTAATTTGACGGCAGATTCCATGGTTTTCTGGATTTCCTGGGCCTCTGCCAAATCTCTGACTGAGAAGGCCAGCTCGTCATGTATCTGAATAAGAGGGGTCTTACCTGTCTTATGGATCTCAACCATGGCTCTTTTTGTCATATCGGCTCCGGAACTTTGGATTAGCCGGTTAAGCGCCTTATAGGTATATGCCCGCTTTATGTTGGTGCCATATTCTATGAGGGCTTCTTCCCTTGGCAGCGCCTTCGAGCTGACGAATAAGTTGGGTTCCCAGAGGCCGAAGCGGCACTTGCGGCCAAGGAGAGAGCGGATGAAGCCGCTGCTCAAGGGGCCACCTACGCGGCGCTGCACAGCGTCTTGTAGCTCTTTAACAAACGGCACTTGGACATGATACTGGGCAATGATCCGTTTAGCTTCCTCCGGGGTCACGTCAAGCTGCTCTGCCAACTTGGTTTGTCCCATGCCGTATAACAAAGCCAGATTAATTGTTTTAGCTTGGCGGCGTGGGATCTTGGCTATGTCCGCGACCATTTGATGGAAGTCAGTTTTTGGATCGTCACGGTAAGCCTCGACGAATAAATCAGACCCCGTTAGTCCTCTTTTCCCAACCAAGCTGGCATAGTGGACCAGGATGCGTGGTTCCTGCTGCGAGTAATCCAGGCTGGCCCACTCCTCCCCTTCCTCCGGGAGGAATAGTCCTCGAATGGCTTGCGAGAAGCGTGGGTTACGGGCAGGGATTTGTTGAAGGTTTGGGTTTGACATGGAGATGCGACCGGTGACGGTGCCCCCGCCTTCTGACCGTAGCTGGTTTATGTGACCATGAATGCGGCCGTTCTCTGTGTAACGGAATATGTTGGAGAGAAATGTGTTACCAATTTTGTCCACTTCCCGTGCGTCGGCAATCATTTGAGCGACAGGATGGGGGTGGTTCTTCAGAAAGTTCTTTGTGAAGGAAGGGAGCCCCGTCTTGGTTCTGCTGTAAGGGATGCGGTGATAATCAAAGACCTTTGCAATCGAAGCCGCTGCCCATAGCTCTATGCTGATCCCTGTATCCTTTTTAATTTTAGACAGGATGGATTTGCTTTCTTTAAGCAACCGCTGCTTGAGACGTTCTGCGTTGTCTATAGCAATACGGACACCTTTCCATGTCATGTCGATACAGACAGGAAGGACTTCCATCTCAAGGTCAAATATCTGCCACAAGTCCTCCTGTGAAAGGAGAGCCTTGAAGTGTTGCCATAACTCCAGTGTCAAACGAGCATCAGCCTCGGCGTACTCTCCAACAAACGCAGCCGGAAGTTTGTACATCTCAGCTTTTGGATCGACACCGAACTCGGCAGCAGCCTCCCGAAGGGCGGCTTCACTTTTCATTTCTCCAAGATAGTCATAGCTGACACTGTTGAGCGAATAGTAGCGCCGGTTCTCGTCCACAAGAGGCGCTGCCAACATAGTGTCGATCAATCGGCCCTCGACTTTTATGCCCAGCCTTCGAAGCCAGCCAACATCATACGCAGCGTTGTGGAATATCTTGTCAGAGGGGTGCTTGGCTATTTCTCTCTCGAACCATTTCTTCACGTGCCCTTTGTCGAGATTGCCACCGCCTTCGTGACCGAATGGAAAGTAAGAATTGAAGCCCTCATACGCTATGGCAATTCCAACTACTTCTCCGTTCCCTGTGGGCCACCCAGGGCCGTGGGTCGTGAGCCGTGGATCTTTAGTCTCCAGATCTATAGCTATTTCAGTGATGCCTTCAGGAGTGGAAGGTAATTCCTGGACCGGCGTCCATTCTGTTTTGACACCGAACTTCGGCCTCTTGAGATTTTGTTTCATTAATGGTCAACCGGATACATGGGATATTCTTTTTTCTTCGTGGGCGGTTGCACCGAAGGTTTTGTTTGAAGAAGCTGCACTAATCGTCTCACGTACCACGCAGCCTTTTGAACATCAACTATAGGAGCGTTACCTTCTTTGAAACGGTAGCGAACTAAATACTTAATTGCGTTTGCTACCAGTACGGCTTCATCGCCGGGAAGGTCACGAACGATGTCCATGAGT